CTAATGGCAATGACACTTGGAATAACAGCTATTCAGAATCTAAAACAAGTGCTGGGTATAAACAGCAAATCATCGCTCGAGCAATGGACAATATTATGAAGAGATCATCTTTAGAAATGATTGTCAGTGGACTAGACTTTCTTGATGGTGATAAGCATTCTACTGTTGGAAATAATATTGCAGTTGAGTTTACTAAATCTTCGGCTGATCGAAACAGAGCCTCAAGTCAAGTAGATACAAGAAGATCTGGTAATTATACAATCCTTGCTGCTAGACATATGTTTAAAAAAGAAAGATATGATATTGCTTTATCATGCGTAAAACTAGGAAACTTAAGAAGCAATGACTAGTGATTTATATACAGATTTCTATGGAGATAGAACCAGGTGGTTTATTGGTGCGGTGACTACTATCAATGATCCACTTGAACTTGGTCGTGTAAAAGTACGAGTTGATGGAATTCATGATGATACTGTTCTTATTCCAGACAATACTTTACCTTGGGCCCAGTGTGTAGTTCCAATTACTCAAGGTGGCACAAACGAATATGGTAACAATCTTGGAATTCAAGTAGGATCAAGAGTTTTTGGTGTATTTCTTGATGGTGTAAATTCTCAAATGCCATTGGTGCTTGGTTCTATGCCAAAGTATGAAGAAGCATCTGCAAGCGGTAAATCAACTAACAGACTTGCCACTGGTACAAATACAATTACCAAGACACCAGACACTGTGACAGGCGAACCAGCTTCTCCATATAACGCACAGTATCCATATAATTATGTCTATCAAACTCCACGTGGTCATGTAGTTGAGATTGACGATACACCTGACGCAGAACGTATACATATCTACCATAAATCTGGTACATTTGTTGAAATGCATCCGAACGGTGATGTTGTGACTCAACACAAGAATGGTTTTAGAACTGTAACTGGTAATGACAAATTACATGTGACAGGAAATTTAAATATTGTAGCTGATGGTGATATTACAATTGATGGTAGAACAATCAATCTAAATAGTGGTACCAAAGGCGCAGCTCGAATTGATGATGTTGCAGATACCGGTGATGACCCTCCAGGCGTTTCAGGAAGTGATGGCACTAATAGAATTGAAACAGGTTCTGCTACGGTATTCATCGGCGACTAGTATAAATAGGTTAAAGGATTTTAAATGGCACGTCAATTCGCAGTAGAAGATGGTAACTTAGATCGTCGTTCTATAACTACGTCTCGCACCGTAAGTTATAAGGACATTGATCTGACGTTTGCGAAAAAGCCAAATAACGATATCTTTAAAAAAGAAGACGCTGCAGCAGTAAAACAATCTGTTAAAAATATACTATTGACGAATCCTGGTGAAAAACCATTTCGTCCTTTTTATGGCGCTGGATTGACACAATACTTATTTGAGAATGATGATGGATTTGACGAACTAGAAATACAAGATACAATATTTGAGTCAGTTAGTAGAGACGAACCAAGAGCAAGAGTGCTTGGTGTTAAAGTCACTATGGATCCAGACAATAACTCGATGAAAGTTCGAGTAGCGTTTAAAGTGCTTAACACAAGTACAGTCGAAGAAATTTCAATTGATCTTACGAGGTTAAGATAATGGCAATTATTAATTCATCATCGTTAGACTTTAATACGATTAAAGCCGCGCTGAAAACTAAACTACAGCAATCGAGTCAATTTTCAGATTACGACTTCGAAGCATCCGGACTGTCTAACATTCTAGATGTTCTTGCTTATAATACACACCTCAATGGTCTGATTGCAAACATTGCAGTTAATGAATCATTTCTGAATTCAGCTCAATTAAGATCTTCGGTTGTATCTCACGCTGAAACGGTTGGTTATTATCCGCACTCAAAGACAGCATCTCACGCTACTGTTTCTCTTTCTGTTGCAACCAGTGATACCGTTACTACTACTGCGACTCTACCAATTAATACTACATTTACTGGTGTTCTTGGAGACACGTCCTATACATTCCAAACACTAGAATCATTAACTGCGACAAATGACGGGTCTGGTAACTTTACTTTTCAAACTTCTACAGGAATTTCAAGTGTATCAATCTTTGAAGGTACTTTAAAAACTAAGACGTTTATTGTTGGTGATTCAACAGAAGAACAAGTTTATGTGATACCTGACGTAGAGCTCGATAAAACAACTCTACGCGTTAACGTATATGATACCACAACGTCATCATCTTTTACCACTTATAGCGATGTTGAAGACGTTGTAAGAATTACCACAGATTCAAAGATCTATATTGTCAGAGAAACTCCTAATGGATATTTTGAATTGATCTTTGGTGAAGGCAATGTTCTTGGTCAATCACCAATTGCCGGCAATAAAATCGTAATAACATATCTCGCGTCGAATGGTGAAGACGCAAATACTATTTCTTCGTTTACCGCTGATGATGATATTACAATTGGCGGTACAGATTATACGGTGACTGTCACTACTGTTAATGCCGCGGCAGGTGGAGATGATAAAGAATCAATAGCTTCGATTAAGAGAAACGCACCACTCGTTTTTGCTTCTCAACAGAGACTAGTTACTGCCGAAGACTATGAAGCTATCATTGGACAGACATACAATCAGTTAATATCTGATGTAGTTGCTTGGGGTGGAGAAGATAATGTTCCACCAATTTATGGCAGAGTTTATGTTTCAGTTAAGTTCTATGACGGAACTTCTGCGGCAGTAATTACTGCTACAAAGAATTCTATTCAAAATGAAATTTCAGATAACCTAGCAGTTATGTCAATTGACACCGTGTTCGTAGATCCAATTGACACGTACTTAGAATTAAGAATTGCTTTTGACTTTGATCCTGAGTTGACTAACCTTACAATAGAAACGACACAGGATACTATTAAAAACACTGCGGCTACATTCTTCTCAACTAATCTTGGTAAGTTTAACCAAACATTTAGGCAATCATCCTTGATTACAGAAATCGATGCGATATCACCTGCTATTCTTAATTCATCGATGACAGTAAAAGTACAAAGAAGATTTACACCGACTCTCAATACTTCTGCTGATTATGAAGTACAATTTCCAGTAACATTAGCAGGAATTGATGATGACACGAGAACGATACACTCATCTTCATTTACTTTCCAGGGACAAACATGTATTATAAGAAACACTCTGAATAGTACTAAACTCGAAATATTCGACACTGCAAATGGTATTGTTCTTCTTGATAATGTTGGATCTTATACGCCATCAACCGGTGTGGTGAACATCACAGCGTTCTCACCGTCTGCATATGTTGGTGATGCTATTAAAGTTTCAGCAACACCAGCTAATCAACAAACTATTCGGCCATTGAGAAACTTTATTTTAAATCTCGATACTACTTTGACTACTGCGGCTGGAACTACTGATTTCCAGAATACTGAGGTATCGTTGACAACATGAGCCACGTAATTAACGTAGATAAGAACAGAAGAGATCCTACGCTTTTTACTTCAAAAGTGAATCAGGTTCTTCCCGAGTATTTTCAGGAAGACAATTCTGTTCTTGTTGCCTTTCTCGAAGAATATTATAAGTCACTTGATAGTGACCAAGGTACTATTAACTTCTCCGAAAAGATTAGAGACGTCTTTGCCGCAAGAGATATTACTGAGACCGATGAAGATTTTTTAGATGAACTGATTGGTGAAATTGGTAATGGATTAAAAGCTTCTTCGTTCTTTGCTCAACCTCGATTAATGGCGAGACTTCTTGGTAGATTCTATCAAGCAAAAGGAACAAGGAACGGAGCCGAAGGCTTCTTTCGTGGATTTTTTAATGAAGAAGTTGAGATTGAATATCCAAAAGATCAGATCTTTATTGTAGCCGATTCACTGATCGGATATGAATCACAAAAGTTTATTATTGACAATGGTATATACCAAGTTCTTTCTATTCTGATTCGTTCAGGTTTATCAGTTGCTGATTATGAAGCACTATATAAAAGATTTGTTCATCCAGCTGGATTTCACTTTGCTGGTGAAGTGCGTCTCATTGATGAAGCAACATTTGCAACGAGCGGTCAAGGGCTAGATCCTCTTGCTACTCTTGATCTTGCTCCAATTTATCTGTCGCAAGCTTCTCTCGATACGAATACACTCTTTGGTGAACACACTGGATTGCAAGATTCAAGCGATGGTGTCACTATGCGGATTGACTTCCGTCAGCAAGAACTGGCTTACTACACTACAGACTCTGACTTCACTGCTCAGAACATGATTGATTACTATGATGACATTAAGACACTGCTTAACCCGAACTCATTCACATTGGATGATAGCGCTAACACCGGACGTCCTCTGTTGTCAATGACTTATGAAACTATGGATAATGACAGATTTACTCGCCAATCTTCTGATTCGTCCATATAAATCTGTATAAATAACGGTAATAGGATTTAGATAAATGGCAAGACAAAACTTAGATCGTGGCACGAGCGCAAATGATGGTACAGGTGATACCTTACGCAGTGCCGCGTTAAAAATTAATGAGAACTTCGTTGAGCTCTACCGTTTCTTGGGTGGTGGAGATAGCGATAACCTGTCTGCTCAAGTCAGCTTTGAAGACAGTGCTATTGTTTTTGAAGGCGCTCTTGCAGATGCAAATGAATTAAGATTAACTGCAGTTGAGCCGTCTGCTGATAGACAAGTTCAAATTCCAGATGCTGATGGTATTATTGTAATTGATACAGCAACTCAAACTCTTTCTAATAAGACATTAAATATCCCAACTCTTACTAATCCAAAGTTGAATGGTGATATTTTCGATACA